CTTTGGAAAGTGATACAGTTATTGGGAAAATCAATTCAGAACGATGAGGCATGGAGAAAGAGGCAAGAGCAACAAGAAAGACCGCGCCCATTGGATTTATACGAATACAGCGAACAAAAGATAAAAGAGCTAGAAGCTCAAAAACATTTGGCCGAGAAGAAGGCTAAGAGGGCAAAATGAATTGGATGCACGTTCTGGAATCTACTTTGGGAATTTCCATTGCGCTAATAGGATTCAATGTTTCTCAAAGATTCCTTGAGATGCTCCATAGATACGTAAGTAAATACAAGAAGAATATATAAAAAAGGGAAAAAAATGTCTGAATACACGAAACAAAAACCACGGATTTAGTTTCTGGCGCGGTAAAAACGATTCGGGGGTACACCTGCGATTATATGCGTTACGGCAATCCCGAAGGCTTGGGATCCCCAGAATGCGGAAAAGAGGGAAAACTTTTTGAGGCGCGAGAACGGCCGAGCGCGGATTCAAACTCCAAGGAATAAGCAAAAACGATTAGAAATATAGAATAAATTCCTAAAAGCGAAGGTGAACCATGCAAAAGGAAAGAAACGAATCAACGCCTGGGCCAAAGCCATTTATTCCGACTCAAGCGGATATAGTGAAAGCGGAAGATATAGCCGCTCAAGCTTTCAGCTATGGCGCTATAGCTTCGAAATTCGGATTTTCTGTTGATACTTTAAGCCGAGTAAGAAAAGAATGCCCTGAATTCGCTGAAGCTCTAAAGAGAGGCAAATTAAAAGCGGTTGCTGGCGTCGAGTATAGCCTCCTGAAATGCGCTCTCAAGGGCCAGCCCGCAGCTATGATTTTCTTCCTCAAGAATCACGCCGGGTGGAGCGATAAGCAAGAAGTCGAGCATAGCGGCAGCATTGACGGCGTGGTCAAGGTGGAAATAATTTTGCCGGACAACGGGAGGGGCGATGGTCCGAAAACTAAGTCCGCAGCCGGGGCCGCAGACTAAGTTTCTTTCTTCGACCGCTGACGTTGTGGTTTATGGCGGGGGAGCGGGCGGAGGCAAATCTTACGGGATGCTGCTTGAGCCTTTGAGGCATATTGATAATCCCGAATTTGGCGCGGTCTATTTCAGGCGGGAGAGTAAGCAGATAACGAACGAAGGCGGGCTATGGGATTCCGCCATGGATATCTATTCCGAGATGGGAATAAAGACGAATCAAACTGATTTGTCTATTATTTGGCCCACCGGAGCAAAGCTTACATTTGCGCATCTGCAACTGGAACGAGACAAATACAACTGGCAGGGCGCGCAAATCGCTTTGATTGGTTTCGATGAACTCACGCATTTTAGCAAGGGACAATTTCAATATCTGCTCAGTCGAAATCGGTCTACAAGCGGAGTAAAGCCCTACGTTAGAGCAACGACAAATCCCGACCCTGATAGCTGGGTGCGGGATTTAGCCGCTTGGTGGATAGACGAAAAGACGGGCTATCCAATACCTGACAGAGATGGCGTTTTACGTTGGTTCACGATTTTTAATTCGCAATGGATTTGGGGCGACACGGAAAAGGAAGTCAAAGACAGGACTGGACAAGACCCGCTATCTTTCACCTTCATAAAATCTTTGGTCAGCGACAACCCAGCTTTGCTTGAGGCTGACCCGGCGTATTTATCTAAGTTGAATGCGCTTGAATCGCACGAACGCGAAAGGCTTTTGGGCGGAAATTGGAATGCCAGACCTATTGGCAAGCTCTATAGTCGGGGGATGTTCGAAATCATAGAGGCCATGCCGCAAGAAATTAAGCACCAGGCGCGAGGCTGGGATTTCGCGGCGACAATCGAAAAGGACGGCACGGACCCCGACTTTACCGCAAGCTGTCTTATGGCTCAGACAGATAAGGGTTGGATTATTCAAGATGTGATTGAGGATAGACTTGGGCCAGATGAAGTCGAAGAATTATTACTGACAGTCTCAAAGGCGGATGGTATACTCCCAAAAATAAGTCTGCCTCAAGACCCAGGCAGCGCCGGGAAAATTGTGGCTTCGCGCTACGTCAAGATTCTTGCGGGCCATGACGTTGAGGCCACGCCTGAAACGGGCAGCAAGACTGAAAGGGCAAAACCTTTTCTTGCTCAAGCTAGAGCGGGAAACGTAAAGCTATTAAAGGGTGAATGGAATAGGCGCTTTCTCAACGCCATGGAGAGCTTCGGGACTTCAGCCCATGACGATATTGCCGATGCGGTTCACCGAGCGTTTAATGCCATTGCGGGTATTAAAGCTTTCGGAATCATAGATTACTACGCGGCCCAATCGCAAGAGGCATTAAGCAAGTTGCCCCAAGCAGAGAAGGACGCCGTTACTTCGCGAATGTCAGAGCAGCAAAAGAAACTAGCAGCCATTTTTCGCCCGGAGAAGAAATGACCGAACCAGCCGAAATTACGTTGGTCAAGCTTGCAGATGTGAAACTAGAGTATCGCCAATTCTGCACTCCGGATTTATTTCTGGCTAAAACGAATTGTCGCCATTGCTTCGGGCGCGGATATGTCGGCTATGCAAGGGCTGTTGAAGCGGATGACAACGAAGCCGAGACAGTCAAGAGGCGCGTAGGACGCGAACAATGGTGCAGATGCCTCATGGTCGACATGACGAAACTTGCCAAGCGCATGGACGATTTACGGGCCGAACATTTGCGGGTCCATCCGGAAGACCTCATGACCGCAAGCATTACTCCACCAAGCCAGCCAGAAACGGAAGGTGAAGATGGAAAGGCGTGAGACAATGGGCGAGAACGTGCCTATTTCAACGGTGCAGCTCGCTCAAGCTGGTGGCCAAACTCGAAACGGCGTAATAGCTCGTACCGCCAATGCCATTACAGGAATATTGACCGCTTGGTTCGGGCCGCAGAATCCAATCATTCCCACAGCGCCCGAAGGAACCAAGGGAAGGACGTGGCAATATACGCCCGGCTACAATTTACTCACGGGTCAAAGGCGGCCTCTTGAGCCGTTGTCATTTCAAGACTTGAGAATGCTGGCGCGTAATTCCGACCTGGTGGCTTTGGCAATTGAGACGCGCAAAGATCAGATGGAAACGGTTGATTGGGAATTCCGATTGAAAGGCCAAATCAAGAGGGGAAAGGACACGCCGGACCCACGCATAAAAATTCTCGAAGATTTCTTTGCTTATCCCGACAAGGATTCCGGCTTGTCTTTCAAGCGTTGGCAGCGTAAATTAAATGATGATTTATTTATTACTGATTGGCCCTGCATCAATAAACTAAACAATCGCGGCGGGAAGCCTTACGCTTTTCGAATTATTGATGGCGCAACAATCAAGCCTCTTGTCGATGATATGGGTATGCTTCCTGTTTATCCCAATCCCCGCTATCAGCAATGGCTCTATGGCGCAGCGGTTGGAGATTTTACGGTTGACGAAATGCTTATCATGCCCAGGAATCCACGGCCTGATAAGATTTTTGGTTTCTCGCCCGTTGAGCAAATTTATGTAACCATCAATATTGCCATTCGCAAGCAACTTGTGAATCTAAATAAATACACCGAGGGCAATATTCCAGAGGCTATGGTCCCGTGCCCTCCCGAATGGACGGGAGAACAAATTGCGCAATTCCAGGTTTACTTCGACAGCCTTTTGACCGGGAATTATGGGCAGCAGTCGAAGATGCGTTTCATGCCGAATGGATTAGACAAGGCTGTTTTTCCAAAAAACTTTGATAACGCAGACACCTACGATAATTTCCTTGCCAAGGTTATTTGCTATGCCTTTAGTCTGCCGAATTCTTGGTTAATAGAAAAAGTCAACAGGGCCACGGCTGAAACTACCCAAGACTCGGCGATTGCAGAGGGCTTAATGCCTTTTATGCAATACTGGTCTGATTTGATGAATTATTTGGTTGCATGGGGATGGGGATGGAATGATATTGAATGCGTCCCTAAAATGCAAAAAGAAATTGACGTGCTCAAGCAGGCACAGGCCGAAGATATTCGCGTTAAAAATGGCACTTTGAGCGTGGATGAAGTCCGCGAAGACCTGGGCGAATCTCCTATTGGCCAGCCTTGTTCTGTTTATGTCCCGTCAACGGGTTATGTTACTATTGGCCGTCAAGGGAAAGACGAGGCCGAAGAGGCTTTGGCTAATGCTCCCGACCCAACCCAGTCGCCAGATAAGCCCATTGCTCCAAATGCTGCCGCCGAAACGCCAAAGGATGATGAAATACATCCGCCCGACCTGGCCATGAAACTGGCGAAAGCGGGTAAAAAAAAACTGAAAATGCTCCCGGCAACAGGACACCAGAAAGCAGAAAAGCATTTAGCCGACACGCTTACTAAATTTTTGCGTAAGCAGGGAAGAGAGTTAGCGCCTAAATTGGCAAAGGAATTTAGCAAGGCCGATGATGAAGAAATTGAATTGCTTTGGGAATCACAAATTTCTGTTTTTGCTCCTCAGCTTGCCAGCGTGGCCAAGCGCGGCGGATTACAGGCTTTGGCCCAAGTTGATGTTACGGACGAGGGAATAACGGATTTAGTCAGCGCAGAAGCACAAGCCTTTGCAGACGCGAGAGCAGCGGAACTTGTCGGCATGAAGTGGGATGAGACCTCACAAGCCTATATCGATAATCCAAGTGCTGAATGGGCCATTACAGATAGCACGAGAGATATGCTCAATGACACGATAGCGCAAGGAGTGAAAGACCAGCTTTCGACAGACGCTTTAGCCGAGCAGATACAGAATAGTTATGCCTTTAGCGAAGCTAGAGCGCAGACCATAGCCCGAACAGAAATCGCTTATGCGCACACGCAGGGGACTTTGATGGGTTGGAAAAATTCTGGCGTTGTCGATGGCAAGGAATGGCTGGCAAGTGATGATGCTTGCGAGGAATGCCAAGCCAATGCAGAGGCCGGGACAATACCGATTGATGGCGATTTCCCGAGCGGTGATGATGGGCCTCCCTGCCATCCCAACGATGAATGCGCAATTCTGGCGGTCCTCAAAGAAGAAGCGGAGGAAGAGTGAGGATACATCCGCAGATAGTGGCGACACTCCATGTCATTGAGCATTTGCGGCGCAGCAAAAAGCGCGAACGGATGATAATTTGTTTTGGTGAATCCGGGATAGAAAAAGCGTGGGTTGAGAATCAGAACCCGTTGTTTCACGTGGAGCCGAAAGAATTACTTGACAAGAAAAAGCAATAGTCTATAATTCGATTAGGGGGCAGCCCTTTTAGGGCGGGGTAACTTGGCAGGTCCAAGCCTCCTCCAATTTGTGGTTTCGGTGTCCTGTCAAAGGGGCGCTCTTACGGTTCGACCGTAAGGACGCCCCTTTTTTCTTTTGCGGTGGCCATGAATCCCCTAAATCTTTTTATCCCGCTGTCAAAGGTTGATGTTGAAAAGCGCGAAGTTTGGGGGCGCATTACGCAGGAGGTTTTGGACAAGTCCGGCGAAATTATGGACTACGCAACGTCAAAGCCAAAGTTTGAAAAGTGGTCGGCTGAATTTGAGAAGGCCACCGATGGGGCGTCTTTAGGTAACGTGCGCGAGATGCACGGTAAGAGCGCGGCGGGCAAGCTAATCAAAATGATTTTTGATGATGCCTCAAAGGCTATTGACGTTGGCTCAAAGATTGTTGATGACCAGGCTTGGAAAAAGGTTTTAGAGCGCGTCTATACGGGCTTCAGCGTGGGCGGGTCTTACGCGAAGCGGTGGCAGGATGGGAGCGCAATGAGATATACCGCCGCTCCCGCCGAGGTTTCCCTGGTTGATAATCCATGTGTTGGCACCGCTCTTTTTTATGACCTGGTCAAAGCGGACGGCACAATGGAAAAGATTGCACTCCGCACCGACACTAGCCCTAGCGAGGGTTCGGATTTCGCGGATGCCAAGAATAAAAAGTATCCGCTGGACACCGCGCAGCACGTCAGAGCGGCGGCGTCTTACTTCGGGATGCCCAAGAACAGGGCCAAGTATTCCAGCGCAGACCAGAAGACCATTGACGGCAAGATTTCAGCCGCTAAGAAGAAGTTTGGAATCGGTCAATCGGCGGAGAAGACTTTGGCGGATGCCATCGGTGCCGCAAAGGAATTGGGCCTCAAGAAGCAAACAGGTATGCTTTTGCGCGTGTATGGCGAGGCAAGTTCAAATGGATTCCGGAAGGGAATGTTCGGAATCGCCCAACTTGCCAGCATCATACAGGACGTGGCTAATCTTACTCAGGCCACGGAATGCGAAGCGGAATTTGAAGGCGATGATTCGGAATTGCCGGGCAAGTTAGCGGACCTTCGAGACGCTCTCGGTGAGGTCTTGGTCGAAATGGCCGAAGAGGAAACAGCAGAACTTAACCCCGAACTTGAAGAGGATAAACCCATGACCACTGCCGAGAAGTTTGCAAAGGCCCTTTCCCTGATTTCCGAGGCGCACGGTGAGCTCGCCTTGACCAAGGCCGTTTCTGGCGCCGAGCATAAGGAGATGGTCCAGACCATCCATGACCATACCGTTGCGCTGGGTGCCGGGCATAACGGCCAGCATGACGAAGAGTTGAAGCAGGATGGCTACAAGAAGGATGAAGACAAGTCGCAGAAGGGCGAGAAGGGCGACAAGCCTAAGGAAAGCAAGGACGAGGATAAGACCGAGAAGATGGCCAAGTCTTTGGCGGACGCTATGGCCCGCATCGAAACTCTGGAGAAGCAACCTGCCGCTGCCCAGGCCGCGAGGACGATTGCTGTCGACAAGAGCTCTGATGCCGCCGAACTCCGCAAGGCGAAGGAAGAGCAGGATAGAAAATCCCCCCTGGAACTCATCAAAGAGGCCTCTGCTAATGGCAAGGCTGTTACGCGCGATGAACTGATGAAGCTGGGCCGCTAAACCCTTACAGGTATGCACGGCCTTCACATAAGGAGAAAATCAAATGTCCTCAATCACTCAGCAGACCCTTGATTCGCTCAAGGACCAGCTCAACAGCAAGAACTTCGACCCCGCCGCTCTGGCCAAGGCCATTACGCAGTCGACCGGCCTTGTCGCTATCGACCTGGAGGCTCCCAGCAAGAAGCTCTTTCCCGCTTTGTCTCCGCTTCGCAATGAGCTTCCCCGCTTTGTCGATGGCAAGGGCGGCACGGCGGTTCAATGGCGCGGCGTCCTGGCGCAGAATGCTAGCGCGGGCAGCGCCCCCGGTAATTATCAGGTGAGCGTGGTTGAGGGCCAGCGCAACGCGGCTTATAATTTGTCAACTGCTAATTACCTGGGCTCTTACAAGAGCATCGGTATTGAGCAGAGCGTTACCTTCGAGGCCGAGTTTGCAGGCCAGACTTTCGAGGACATGAAGGGTCTGGCCGTGTTGACCAACCTTCAGAGCCTGATGGTTAAGGAGGAATTGCTTCTGGTCGGCGGTAACAACAGCATGAACCTGGGGCAGACTCCTACCCTTACCTCTTTCAGCACGGCGACTACTGGCGGCACTATCACTACCGGTGCAACTCTGTATGTTGCCTGCGTGTATTTGAGCTATGAAGGTCTTCAGGCTTCCAGCATTTCGGGCGGCGTGGTTACTCGCACTCAGGCGACTGGTGCGGATGGCCTGACCTTTTACACCGGTTACGGCGCGGCCTTGATTTCGGCCACGGCGAACAGCACGGTTGGCTCTTCGACCAACACCAACACCTTGACGGCTACCGTCCCCACTAAGGCGGGTGTTGCGGGTTACGCGTGGTTTTGGGGCGCGACTTATGCGGGCGCTACTCTTGGCG